TCTTCGAAGTCTACCGGAGATCCACACAATGGGCAGAACTCCGGTTTTTCCATAACCTCCTCTGAGGGTAAGAATTCCCCAGAGTTGTCACAGACGTCACATTCGAACCAGTATTTTGTTTCTATCATTTTTTGCCTTAGAATGCGATTTCACAGGCACCACCTTGACATGCTGTTGCGCCCATCGTATCAATATCAGTAAACCTCTTTTCACTCAGCTGGGTCACAAAATCTACTGCGGCAAAGTTCTGTTGGATCTTAGTCCATTTATGTAATAGGAATACGTCCTTCAAACAATACTCCGTTTCTTTCATATCACCCATAAAATAGTTATCAGCGAACTTCTTGAAACGACGAATCCATTCCTTATTAATATCAGAAACCTCTCCACGATATTGTTCATCCATTTGAGCAACCGAACAAGCGTCCCATAGATCCCTGAAACCGGATTTACGTGTATCAACAATAAGACCAGAAGCAAAGAGAGCTGCTTTACCGTATTTATCGACGATTTGGTCTTCAGTCATGATTTCTGTCATTGGGGCTTGAGCAAAGTCCTTATCACCCGAACCAGCCAAGAAACTAATACCAGCAAAGCTGTGGCGGTTGTCATATACATAATCCTCTACCTGTCCCCACATGTGAGGTTGAACTGTTACAGTATTTGAAACGTTATGTCGCACGCGCGGGTCCGCGCATCTGTCTGGATTAGTACCTTCCTCGACCCAATTCTGTTGAACCATTTTTACTTTTTCTAATAGAGCTGTACCATATAGATCTTCTTTATAAAAAGATCCTTCTGGTGAGATAACTGGGAAAGCTACACAGTAATCTGTATTAGACGCAGACCACACTGATTCCTCGACCATATATGGATTTGAAGTAGCGATTAGTTGTGCAACCTCTGATTCTTTATTTAACTGGACGTGACGTAGATACCGGGCAGAATGCTCAGCATGAATACCACTAGCTGTTTGAAGTAGTACTGACGCATTGCCAGATGGTTTAACACATGTTGTCCGTGCTGCCGGATTGATACCGATAAGGGCAGAAACTTCTTCATTAACCGATTTAACAATGCGAGCGCCTTCTCTTTGAACCTGGTCATCTAACAGAATGTCCGGGTTATTCATCCACCCAGTAATTGATACACCTAACAGGGCTTCACGGTCAAATATTTTTTTACTGGTGGGACTTAGATATTTAAAGTCTGTATATCCTGCTTGGAGTGTACCCATAATGGATGCTGCCCGGCAGGCTTTAAAGAACTCAGAGGTGCTCGTACATTTACCGCCATTGATTTCTGTCAGGTTACAACCTTGCCAACCAGACTCTCCATCGATTTGTGGATACATACCAATCTCAACACATGGATTCGTAGTAAAGTCCTTATCGTCAACAAAATAAAATCCAGGCTCACCAAATTCTTTAATTGATTGCATTATAGTTCTAAATTGATCCCGAGAGATCTCGTCACGAACAATCACTGCAGAGTTATTACTACGTCCACGTTGTGGGTTATCAACAAACCAATTACCGGTTTTAGCATTAATCATTTCTTCGTCATCTGCACTAAATAAACAAATGGTTGCAGAACGACGAACACCACCAGCTAGCACGGCATCTGCTGCATGCATTGCAATGTCATACACTTCAATAGGCTTCAATCTGTCACGCCCAGATAATACGATTCCTTGAAGCATATGCTCAATTTTATCTAGCGCACGACGAAGTGGTTCTGGACCTGGTGCTTTAAATCCGCCAGAGATTTTTGAACCTTTTGGACGGATGTTTTGCAGATCGAAGTAAACCTTGCGACCTTCGAAGTCAGGATGCGTACCGCCGCCCACAAAAAAAGAAGACATAAGGACTGAAAGAGAATCCGCCCAGCCTTCAATGGAATCTTCAATCACATAACCTTTGGCTTGTTTCTTACGCTCTGCAACATTAGGAAGTTTTGCAACATGATGATTTTGTACACTGAAACCGGCACCCGCACCACATAATAAAATATAGAAAAGCTCACCAAAAAAGGCCGCACGGTCCGCGTAGGAGCTCGTACAGTTATACATTCTCATCTGGTGCTTACGTAACTGCTCTCCGCCAAATTGCAGCGCTCTCTGAGCGCCTAGTGCATACTGCAGCTTATACAGAGATTCTGCCTCATCGATATACTGGGCAAGCTCTGGGGTCATTTTGTCAGCATAATATTCACGGTGCATGTCCATGACACGGGCTACAGATTCTTCCCATGTCTCATATCTGTTCTTATCCTCACTCCATCTGCTATATCCTTCATAAAATTTAGTTTCTGACATTAACTTCCTAGTATTTTTATCAGGGTTATTAGGAATGAGTTTGAACATCGATAAATCCTTTCTGGCCATAAACGACATATGGCAGTTGTTACTGACTTAAATACATTATATATGATTATTGTGATTTAGAAAACCCCTAAAAATGGGGGTTTACAGAATTATTTTTTCTGATATAATTAATCTACTGATTTTCCGAGGTGGATGGATCATCCTTCGGTTTATCCGGTGTAAGCGCTTCTTCATAGTATGCAATTATTGCTTGTTGGTCTTTCACATACCGGCGAAGATCTGCTATACCAATGGCTAGATTCTCATAACCCTTCGGGGTAATGGTAAACATAACCACATTTCCAGTCTTAGATTGAATCTCAGCCAGTTTCTCTTCTAGATTTTCTTCTGTAATTACAAACCAATCGACTGGAGGAAACTCTACAGCTTTAGGCCGTTCCTGAATAGGAATATTTTGTTCCTGATATTCAGTTGTTACTACTACTTCCGGTTCCGGTGTTCTCCCCAGACACCCCATCAGTAGTATCGGGCTTGTCAGAAGGAGGAGTAGTTTCATCTTGGATCCGCCCAATAAGTTTGTTAACGGCGTTGTTAACTCTGTCTTCAAGTCCTTGTGCATTCGTTAATGCCTCCATAGTCAAATCGATTTTTGCAAAAACACCTCTTAGCTTATCAAGATGTTCTTGGGATTGTTGTAACCTTTTAGTAAGGTCTTTATTTAATTGTTCGTTCTTTTTCGCATCGGCTGCCATTTTCTCTACAGTGTTCTGTAATGTTTCGGCAGCGGATTTTAGCTTAACATTGTTTTCTCTTAAAGTACTTATGGTAGCTTCAGACCAAAGATAATACTGGTATCCACCGTATCCAACACTGGACAATAAGCCTGCAACAATGATAATTAAATATAGCTTAGCCATTGTATTTACTAAACCTTTTCAGCAAAACTGGCGGACGATTTTTCTTACGTCTGCGATCAGTCATATTTATTGGTATACCTAGACGACGTCTTAGAATGTGTTTCGGTAGCATTGGACCCATATCTCTAGTGTCATGTGGAATTCCAGCATCAGCTGTGGTCGTCATTTCTTCTTGGACGTCCTCAGGTAATCTGGATTTAGCATTCTCTTTACCGTGGACTGTATCATGCCAGTGCCAGTCGTGACCACTGTAGGCATTCTTCTTTTTAACTTCGATTCTATACTCACCTGTGTGACGATCATTGTGGTCGTAGTTTTTACGAACTCTCCAAGTCTCACCTTTATGTTGGGTATGGATCTCTCCGTCAGGTCCGCCTCTGGTCCATTTCCGTTTCATCTAGTAATCTCCGGTATAGAAATATATATGGGTTTATTAGTCCTAATATGTGTGACTTCATATATGTTAATACCAAACATTTCACCGACAGGATAGCAGTCTTCTCCAACCCTGATTTTATCACGAACGTTAACTATTTCCTCTAAAGAATCATTTAGAAGTTTTTCATTCATGACCTTATATACACCGGGGGAAAGCCTTTGGTCCTCTAGAACAAACCACTCGGTCTGCTCTTCTAAAAAGTCTAGGGAATCTATACCAAATTCCTTTAGACCCTTTAGGATAGTTCCTTCATTAACAGAATACTTATCCTTCAACAAATATAGTGCTGCAGCATAAGATGCAATCTTAGTTTTACCAAATGGGAGTTTATTCAGTAATCTTTTGACATTAAACACAAGCCGGATGAACGGCGTATAGTAGTTTTTATACGCGTCTCTATCCTCTAGACTATTCGTGTTAAACGATTTAAGTCTTTTACCGTCTTTATCTATAATACCGTATTCATATGCCTTAGTCTTTTCCCATGGCGTTGTAAGAAGCCTAAGGAATCTAAGTGTATAAATTATATCACCGGTAGATTTAAATATACCCATTATATTTTTCTTAGCCTTTCTACCACAGTCTTATCCATCGGGATCTCTGTATATTGATCATTCTTAATATGACGAAGGAATATCAAAAACGGTTTCAACATAGGCCAATAGTCTGGCTTAATTTGAAATTCTAACATTTTTAAACTAGGCTCTATATCAAACACATTAAATATAACAATAAGATGGTTCAGTATTAATCTTTCAGAAAGCTGACCGTCATTGGCATACCTGTAGAATAGCCTTTTTAAATATTTAAATCTTTTCAGGTCATCATAAAATTCTTCTGCATCTATAACATTCGGTTTATAATAATTTCGAGCTGCATATAATAAAAAGTTTTCATCAGTTAGAGTTTCAAATAATTTCATCTTAGGCCCTTATTAACCTAGGATACCTCTCAAAGTCTCAATTAGTTTCGCTTTCGATTTTCTACGATCTAGTTCTACACCATTTTCTCTGCCGAGAGATTCCAATTCTGCTTTAGTCATTTCTTCTAGACTATCTATAACACCATCATCATTCAGGTCTGCGATAACGTCATCGTTCTCTTCTTCGACGAATCCGGCTGCAGCCATTGCTGCTTGGATTTTACCCTCTTGATTCATATCTTGAATTTCTTCAAACGAAGGCATTCCATAGAATTCGTCGATCTGGGCTTGATTAAATCTAGATGAAACTAGAAGTTCATTTGTGTTAGGATCAACCCAGCCTTTCGATAAGACTGGGACTGCACCTCTGCACCAATTAGGTGGTTTTATAGCCATTATATTCTCCTACTCTTTAGTTACCGCTCCAGCTACAGGATTAATAATTTTCTTATCACCTGCCTTATTATCGTTGGAACGTGGCTTAGCATTTGGTCCTGCCTTATTTGCTTTAGAAGCATCGTCATGACCTAGCTTATCATAGTTGCTGATCTTGCTGCTATCATCTACAGCATTATCAGCTCTCATATCCTCAGCACCTTTGTTACCTTTTTCGGTATCGCCCCACTCCTGAGACTTAGCTGCTTTTTTATAGTGCGCATCGCGTTTCTCAAGAATACGGGCATATATGGTTGGGATAGTAGATTCTGCAGCCATTCCAGCTTCTGCATTAGGATCCTTTTTCTCTTTCTTATCCTTTTTAGGATTCATTACCACTTCTTCCTCTTCACCCACAGGTTTTTTGCTTTCCTTTTGATCGGCGATAGCTTTCGCTGTATCTTTTTTCATAGTCACTGGGTGTTTCTTACCATTAAAGGTAAAGTGGGATTGTCCAGCTTTATGCGCTGCAGCAGCTGCACCCATATAGGCATTACGTTCTGCTGTTGGAATCTCTTCCGGAATTAAAAATTTTGATTCATTAACGCTGACTTCAGAATATCTTTCAGCCAACTTTTTGATCCATTCGCTCATGATTGTTTTCTCCTTACACCCAAAGTTGAGCTGCGATTGATCCTGAAATAGCTATTAGTGCTATCCAGAATAGTTTATTTATTGTATGTACCGTACGACAGTTGTCTTCAACTTTTTTTTCTATTGCGTCAAGTTTTTCTGAAAACTTGTTCATACGTTCCCATGATCGTTCACGATACTCATTATAAGCATCCATCTTCTCTTCAAAGCGAGCAATAGAGACTATTACATCACCAAGCTTGTCGAGCTTTTCTTCGATTCGATCTAGTCTGTTATTTGTACTCTCTGGCATATCTATAATCCTACCACTTTTCCTTATCCGCCCAATAAGCGGCTGACATTTTACCTTTAGCAATGTTCTTAGCGTGTCTAGCCTTAAACGACTTACGTCTAGCTTTTTGACGATCTGACTCACCTTTTTTAGGTGCCCCAGCAGTAGTAACACCAGCCTGTCCAAATCGAATTGTTTTAACTTTATCGCCATCTTTCGCTACCACAATGTGGCTCTTTGTTGGGTGATCAGGAGTACGCTTGGGTTTATTAAAACCTTTTACTCCCGCTCTAGCAATCCTAGGATCTTTTTCTTCGCAGAAAGTCTTAAAGGTAATCATTTCTCATCCTTTGCCATAGAACCAGATTTTATTGTGCCTGACTTTTTAATTTTGTTAATCAGCTTCATGTTTCTCATATTAGTAGCTGATTCATTCTTAGGGGATTCTGCAGATTTTTTAGCAGCCATTTTTGCTAGACGTTTTGCTAGATTTTTTGTTTTTATAACATTACCAAATTGATCTTTTCTTTCGGGCTCGGGCTTCTTCCATCCGGTATCTGTTTTCCATTCACCTTTTTCTTCCCTAATCGAAGCTTTATAAAGTTCTAATCCCTTCGCATACTTAGGATTCTTCATCATTTTTTTAGACTCGGGATTATCAGGATTTTGGTGAGCCATACGTACAGTTGGTTCATCTAAATTATGCTTTTTCATATGATCCTTATATACACCAAACTTTTTAGAGTCCACACTTGGCCCGAATCTATTTCTCATTGTGGTCATTGTGTGGCGTGGTCCGGCCTCAGATACGGTTTCTTCTTTTCTTAGCATTTTAATATGTTTTTGCATAACAGATAGAATCTTTTCACGTGGTTCAGTATCCAACTCATCAACAAACTTGTTAAGCTGTTTGCTTTGATTTCTCTTCATCAACATAACAGCTTTCATAAAGTCGTTTTTGTCAATTCCACCAGACTTACGTGCATAAGCTTCCAACTCTTTTGCTGCTGTCGCCATGTTACCTTCATCAACTTGTACAGAATCTTTGATATTGTTTTTCTTTTTGTACTTGTCGTATTGACCGTCTGGATTGATACCACGCTTACGAGCTTTTGCATCAGCCTTATCAGTGTCCATCATATGCTTAGCATAACCCATTTTAGCCATTTTTGGATCTTGCTTCTGATGTTCTGCATCACGCTGCTTAGCACGCTTATCACGAATTGCATTAAAGTTCTTCATAGACATCATATGGTCTGTAGATGTATACTTATTGCCAAATACGCCAGATTTACCGGCATACTTAGCAGATGTGCCAACTGCTTCATCGAGTTCTACTTCTTCGCCTAATAGCTTTGATGCTTTATTTGCTTTATCTGAATGCTTTTTTGCATCTGGATGGTTATCAACGTGCATATCTGCCGCTTTAGCATGCAACTTGCCAGCCATATCATGTTGTTTTGCTAATCTAGGATCTTTCTTTTTAAATTCAGCCTGTTTCATAGCATGAGTAAACATCATTGATTGATGGTGAAGTTCCATTCTACGATCTTCATCTAGTTCAACTTCTTCTTTTTTGAGGCCGGATAATTTCATACGAGCATCATAGTGTTTAGCTCTATCCATACTACGATTTAGACCCATTTTATGAAGTTTATCAGTTGCCTTATTTCTATCAATTTCTGTTTTGGCTGTTGCTGTCCGTGCTTTATTTCTAGCTTGTTTTTCTCTTTCACGTCTAAGGTCGGCAGCTAAGTCCTCATTCGTTTGGGCATCGTCGTCATTCATCATATAACGATGTGCAGAGTTTAGATAGTCTGCTGCCTTAGTAATTTTATTTTGTACCCATTCTGGTAAGTTTTGATCGTCAGAGAACATCTTAATCATGTGCTCTGCATCTGTTAGAATACCTTTTAGCTGGGTCTTAGCCATTGCACCTTCGTTATCATATTCGCCAGGATCTTTAGCTTCTGTGTAAGACTCTTTTTTAATCCAGTTCTTTCCTTCTGGATTATATGCATCGTACATGCAGCTTTCACTCTTTGGTTTACCGAATTCGTCACCACAGTGTTTGCAGCACATACCATTCATATCTTTTTCTTCTTTGACTGCCTTACGGGCTTTATTGAACATAGCATCGTCACCAGTAATCATGCCAATTAATTCTCCAAGCATATCGAATAGAATGCCCCGTTCTTTTTGTGGAACAGCTTTACCATCCTTCATAAGTGTTAAGGCACGAACGATCTTCGTCATATCCTTTTTATCCATAAGACCTAGGCGAACAAGCTGCTTAACCTTTTCCATTTCTGGATCTTGTGCTTCTAGAATCTCTGTCCCTTCTTTTACTGATTCATTATATTGATTGGCTTTTTGAGTGGCTGCATGTGCTGCTTGGCTAGTTGCACCACCGGCAGCTTGGGGACGAAGATGAGCTGGCTTAGAAAGATGTTTATCGAAATATGATGCAGCTTTCATATGAGCTCTTGCAGCTGCTTTATGTGCAGAAGCTGCCATTTTATCACCAGCTTTATGCGCTTTTTCAGCTTGCGAGTTGTGATGATTAGCTTGATCTTCATGTGCATCAGCCCGGCTCTCAATGCTACCTTTTAAATATGCTCCTTCTGCTATCTTTTTAGCTTGCCATGTAGCAATGGCCATTTTCTTTTTCATATCCATACCTGGATTATCCCTTTCCATAGCCTTTGCAATCTCCTCCCGCTTCTTTTTCTCAGCAGGGGTCAAGGTCTTTTCATTGGTCTCTTCCTTTTTCACAGGAACCATCCGGATTTTAGTCTTACCATCCTTATCAATATATTTCTCAGGCTTCTTATCAGCCGATTGCGTGGTCTTATCCCAGTTTTCTTTCATTTCTTTTATGGTTTTCATTTATTTAACCTCGCTTTTTGCTTAGCCCATAGATCGGGATCGCCTTTAACTCTTGTTCTTCCACCAGTAATAAAACTATTTACTCTAGCCATTCCCCATTGTTGTGGGGTGGTACCAGGCTTGTGACCAACCTTCCAAGCTGCTACGCCTCTGCTATAAACCTTTTTCAGGATTCCTAATGAGAATCCTGATTTCTTAGCTTTATCAGCCAGAGCTGAATCTGAACTCTCCAAAAATAATTGAAATGATTTCATTAGTCATCCCCGTACATTTGTTTAAACTTTTTCGTATACTGTGATGGCTTTGTGCCTTTTGCTCTAGCCTTCTTATCACCTGGTGCATCTTTATATAGATCTGGATTACCGTGATCATCACGCTTAGACATTTTCTTAAAGTGTGCGTCACGTGCTGCCTTTGTGGACTTAGACTTTATACCCATTTGGAATGTAGCAGGCTGTGAACCTTTACGGTCATCAATATCAGGATCCTGACGAACCTGGATCTTTTCCTGCATAGGCTTTTGCTTTAGGTATTTCTTACGAGAAATTGGCGGGCCACCATATTCGTTTACATCTTCACCCTTTGCCCGTCTCAAAGCATCTGGTGTTGGTGCACCCTTTTCGCCTTTTTTTCTCATCCGCTCGCCACGTGCGCGTTTGGCCCAAATGTTAGCCCATAGACTTTCATTCTGACCTGGGGTCATCTTCTTAGCGTGTTTAGCAGATGCATCAGTACCCCATTCATATGGGGTTGTTTCTTCGTTTAAAGCTTCTCTAATGACGCCATCAAAATCATCATTAGGTATATCCTGTACATCCCAGTTTACTTGTTGATTAGGATCAACCTTAGAAATATCATCCAGCCAACATCTCCAGGTCTCTCCTTTAGATTCCACAATAACATAATTCGTACCAAGATGTTGGATGTTACCAACAATCCCGTGTCTAGTCATTACGACCTGGTCCCCCTTCTCAAATATGTTATCTCGAATGTAGGCTTCCCTAAGTTCGGATACTGGCTCTAGTTGTACGTGGTTTTTAAACTGTTTAGCCTCTTTTAATCCCATTGCCTTACGAATAGTGTTAAACATTTTTTTGGCATCAGGATTAGAAACTGCCTTTGGTAATCCTTGTGAAAAGGATACAAAGTCATTATCCTTTGCAAAACCTCTCATCTTAGATGCTGACATACCTTCAACACCTTCTGAATCAGGATCTCTCTCACCTGCAGAGATTACTTTAATTGATTTAAAATTATAGAATCCATGAGTAGATTTCTTACCATTATATTTCTTCAGTAATATATCAAACTCGTTTAGACGATCTGATCCGACTACCATTACTAGATTTATAAATCCCTCATCATATAAAGCAGATGCTGCTGCCATAGGATTATTAACTTTTTTATTCATCATAATGGATCGAGCATGCTTAGGGAATAACTTCCTAGCAAATTTAATCTTTTCTTGATATTTTAATGGATTCTTATTTTGATCCTGGGATTGGGATAGAAAGACTCTATACGGATTGGATCCAGATTTCTGGGATAAAACATCAAGCAACTTACCATGACCAATCGTCGGGGGATTCATTCTCCCGAACGTAAAGAATACAGTCTTTTCCTCTTCTACTAAAAACTGTGAAAAACTGTTAAACATATTAAGATCGCTTTTTACCCATTTCTGCACGTCTTAGTTGTGGTAACAACTTTTTAGCCAACCGGTTAACCCGCGGCTTCATTTTATCTAGACGGGCTTCTATTTCTTTTTTTCTAGAGGGGGTAAGATCTCTCTTAGCAATACCTTGAGTCAGCTTTTTAGCCATTGCTCTACGAGCAGCTTTTTGGGCTCTCTTAGCTAGAACCTTAGCACTAGCAATTTTAGCTTTGGCTTTTTTAGCACCGACTTTTATACGGGCTTGGTATTTTCTCATGGTACGAGCTTTCTTACGGCGTTGAGCCATTGTAAGAGCTTCATCCGTTGGCTCTACAGATTCCCCTGTGTTGCCTGTCGGTGTATCCATTTTTCTTTTCTTTGCCTGACGCTTAATTAGTTCATCTTCGCCCGGCATATAATCTACTGGTGTAAAATCTTTAAAACTGACCTTTGCCATTTAGTTCCTCGTTGGTTTGTCCCATCCTTTTAATATATCTGGTGAAAAGTTGTTGTATGAGAACTCCATACGATCAACAAGTTTCACAGCGTCACCACCTAATTTGTCAATAGCAACAAAGCCTTCGGCTCCCGTTACTTTAAATCCATTCTTACTCTTAACAAAAGTTGAAATATTTTGTAAAGTATTAAGCTTATTTATAAGTTTTAATTTCACAAGAACGATCAATTTTTGTAGATCAAACATCTTTTCTAGTGATTTTTTATTATCGTTCGAAAAAAAGCTTAATATTTTTTCTAGTTTATCTCTTTGGGTTGCTTTACCCTTTTCGCTTGTTCTTTTAGCTATTTCTTTGGCGTATCTAAGTCTGATCCACCTAATGAGCATTGATACGTGTCTTCCTGAATCTCCAATGACCTGTCCCTTTCTGACATACTTATTATTGAATTGCTCAATGAGGCGCGGTAGCTCTTCATGTGATTCGAGCTCCCTAAGGGTTGATCCGGCGATCTGGTTAAATAGTTTGCCAATTTCGGAAAGATTCGCGTTAACATCATCTGTGTCCTTTTTACTCATGGTTGCTTTAGTTAGGTCCCTTAACATTGCATCTTGTGACCAAACATTTTTACTTTTCTTTAGCGAGGAAACATCGACGCCGTAGTCTGCCCTATAGGTGGCAAAACCTCCACTTGGATTGGATGATCTATAAGTTGTGTGCCAAACAATTCCGATTTTCGCGGTTCTGACCGCTGCAGCAGAAGGGCTGCTAGCAGGTATAGCATAGACGATAGTATTAGGGTGGAAAGTAATATAGTCCTCACCATTAATTTTTTTCCTTTTAATATCCCCTGGTCCATATAAAAAATCACCTTGGATAATACCTTTAATTCCTAACTCTGGTAAATGCTTTAGTGCGAGCTTAAGCTTAACAGCCAGATCACCGCTAGTATCAGCATCCACGTCAGAATCAGATTTATAGACCTTAGGATTCTTATTAAAGATTCCCTTTTTGGCGACAAAGAATTTGCCGTCACGTGGATCAGTGCCAGCAAAAATAGCAGGAGCGCCATCCCACTTAACAGATACATTACCGTCATGCTCACCTCTTAACATATCTCTTAGACTCCGAAGAGCCATTATAGCATCCCGTGTTCCTTTGACACCTCCATAGAGGACCTTGTCCTCAATATGAGTCATGTGTGTATTTTTCTGTTCTGTTATATATGAGCTAAAGTTTTCCATGTAATCTTTATACTACCTCGTTACAATAAAGTCAACATTAATTGTCAACTAATAATAAATCAAATGAAGCTGTTAACCGAGCATTGTTTGTTCTCATTGAAGCTCTTACATCAATGTCTGATTTTTGTGGTACAGGAATTGGAAAACCAAAGCTAAAGTTATAGTATCCACCTGCACCAGAAACTTCAAATGAATGACCAACTCTAAATGTATCTTGACCAAAATATCTGACAAACATGTCGCCGGTTGCATCCGCTCCATATTGAATTGAACTTGTTCCTTGCATTAAATATCCTGTCTTGCCAGCAGGAATTGTATACACAGCCATAAGAGTTTGGCTTTTACCAATATTAATTCTTGCAACCTCAGTAGCTCCACGACTCATACGGATCTGTGAAGTGTTAGAACTTGAACCATCAGTAACATAAGCTCTGAATACTCTTTTGAATGTCGTTGTGCCAGTTGCAGTGCTTCCAGATATTGTAAGTGTGTCTGTTGCAGGAGCATAATCAGAATCCAATCCCTCAATAACAACATTCAATCCATTATCTGTCGTAACAGTAGATCCATTTGCAGCTGTTGTTGCAATTGTAATTATACCTGGAGTATCGAATGCTGACCAAGGATAATCAGTATCGTTAACATCCCAGACTGACCCACTTTGGTTGTTACTCATTGCTGGAACAGCACCAAATTTATGAACAAATGAATGACCAGTCACATTACCTTGTGAAACATCTAAGCCCCAAGGCTTAGCAGAAATAGTACCACCACTAAGGCCTCCACTTCCCATAGTAACAGGAAAGGGGTTGTCAGAATTAACAACAAGACCATTCTTATTAGCAATCATCATTACTTCATACAAATCATTATTTGTAGGATTAAAGAAATCGTATCGTTTTTGACTGAACTGTGCCATTTATGCTCCAGCCTCCACTTTTACATATACTGAAGAATCAGAGGTTTTAGATCCGGCCAGATTAACTAGATAAGAAATAAACTGATCCCGTTTTGTTTTAGTTGCTTGATCCACTGCATAGATTATTTCTGTAGCACCCAAGTTAGCATGAATCCGATCAACACTTTGTTTTTTTAGTTCCTCCCAAAACGGCTCCCAGGCTATATCCGAATGAATTGAATGTGCTTTTTCCCAAAGCGCTTTTGCCGAAGTTTCATTCTTTCCACCTAGCATTGCTCGCGAAGCAGTTTTAAGCTGATCGTTAGTTTTTAATGTTACACCTAAATACTCCTTCGCAGCGTATTCAATTGAACCATATCCACTACGTCCACCTCTTGCGCCAGTTCCTTGAATCTCTACGTTTAGTGGACCTAAATTAGTAGGGGCTCTAACATCCATTTTCTTTTGACGATCAAAGAATATATATCCGCCTTTTGATGACCAGAATGTAGCGTTTCTAGTAGAGGCTTTAAGAATAGAATGATCATAGGTATGTTTACCAAGCTCCACGCCATCCAAATTATAATCGGTTAACTTTGCTTTGGTAGTAAGTTTATTAATCTGCTTTAGAGAAATACCAACAATGTCCCGATCTATGAAAGCCTGCTTAATTGTAGAATTAAGATTCTGTACACTAGTAGCATCCAATTTAGTAGATAGATTAATGGTTTTCTTAATCGCCCATATATCTCCAGGGTTCCATTTATCGCCTGCCAACTGGGGTTTCCCATCCGCCCTAAAAGCTTTCGTTTTCATTTTATAGATTTCATTCATTTTAGTAGAGCCTCTATGGAAAGTGTGATCCTTCCCCACATATTTTTTATCAATCAATGCCTTGCCTGATACGTATGCAGATATGTGCCAACCTTCTGCAGCGCTCATCATATCTTCAAATGTACGATCGGTATCGATAACTGTAGAATATTTCTTCAGGACTTCAGGAGTAAAATGTGAAAATTCCTTCTTTACCCCTTCACCTATCAGTGCAGCAAGATATAAACACTGAAGGGCTTCTCCGTTAGCGGTAACACCTGTCGCACCAGCTCCTTGTCCTGCGCCTCCGAATATCGGCGCTTTACCCAGTGTGTTAGAAAGTATGTTAGATTTATCAGCAAGGGTAAGAATGAAATATTGATCTTTGCTAGATTTAAAGTTTTCAATAGCATCTAGATTTGCTTTAGTGTTAGGTATAGAAACATCCTTACCATTTACATCTGGGATTGCACTCCCATCTTTTATAGCTTGTGCTAAAATGTCCAACCGCACGTCAGTGGTACGCGCCTTTACTTTTAGCCACTGAGCACGTGTCATAGGTGAATACATACTACGTCTTTCCGTTAAAAAATCTCTGAATCGAAGCATTACCGTTACTTGTTTTTAACTGTATTTATGTATTTATAAGACACAAAAAACCCGGGGAAAGACCCGGGTTTTGAATTACCGATCGTAAACGTATATGTCTGCTTTTTCAGCGAAGGAAAGGGGAAGGGATACATTGTAACGACGATTACCCATTCTATGGCCCCGACCTTGAAGCTTTACATACTGACGTCTTGAACTACCTTTAGACTTTTGGAATTCATTGGATTCTTTTACGGTCTTGCGGATTGCCTTGATCCAAGCTTGGTCATCGGGGTCTTTCAGATCTACAGTTGCGATATAAGAGTTTGTGCGGTCAGACTTAATAATCATAGAGGTATCTCCTTATTGATAATACTACTCTACCGCTTTTCAAATCGATTGTAAACCCCCTTTTTTTAAAATTTATAAAGATATTTTGCTATATGCCCAACAAATGGTAGAAGCATCAATGCCATTATTAAATTCATTCCAGTATGTGCCATAGCTATTCGAAGGGTATCACCTCTAGGCCATCCGTCTGAAACAAAAAAGCCAGCTAGCCATATCGTACCCGTGGTACCAATATTAGCCCCTAGAACTGCTGCAACTGCAGCTGGAAGAGGTAAAGCCCCAGATGCAACTAATGCAATAATAGCTGTAGTTGAAAGAGAGGAGGATTGCCACAAAAGAGTCATGACTATTCCGCCGACGAACATATAAATTGGATTACCTAAAAAGAACTGAAGGTGGTCCATATTACCCATCGACTTCATACCTCCCGAGAATGTTTTGAGGCCAATATAAAAAATCACCAACCCTACAAGGGCGGTGATTACAGGATTTCCTAGGTCCATTTTTTTTACCTTTTTCCAGAGTTTAGTAGTTGACATATCATCATCCTTAATATTAAAAGACGATTTATTTATACCCCTAGAATACGAGCCGCCTCTCTTTTATTATCATGTGGTAAGGACTTACCAGCCATAAGGTGTTCTACAATTTGATGGAAGTAAAAGGCGGCATCCTCCTGACCGTCAGCATCTAAGACCTCTGCGCAATCTTTGAAAAACATTTTTAGTTTCATATCCTGCAGACCGTCACCTAATGCTGCCTTATGTGTTTTACCCCGCCGTTGATTCATACCATCCTCCTCTTGCAAGCATCTCTTTGAATTTAACCACAGCGTCTGCATCCAAGGTTATCTTAGATGCAGGAACGCCATCGTCTTTACTATACTGCCTTAAGGTTGTTCCGTAAACCCCCTCAGACAAATAGTATACGTGAACATGGTTATCGTGCACGTACTTGGTCATGGTTAAGCAGCATTCCGATATTCGAGAATGATATCTGCAAAATCGACACCACGTTTAATTTTAAGACGTTTTGCGCCTTTTTTGGCTAAATTTTTATTTTGTTTCATTTTATTTGTGTCCGTAATCTTGGGACAGAATCTAAACCCTTGAATATCAAAGTGATTAGCGAAATCATTAAAGGTTGCAAAGGTTAGATTATTATTAATAGATTCTTGGTAGAACTTTTCATAGTTATCCCAAGTAAATCTATTAGTCGGAAGGCTTTCAGCAAGTAAATCGTTCTCGCGGTCGTTATTTACTGGTTGAACGAAATTTCCGCCGCTGACGTAATCAGCAGTGTCGGTATAAAGATACATCTCATCCCCATGTTCAATCTCAATATTGTGTTTATCTACTAGTAGCCAATCATGGTCACCGTTATCATCAGCGATGATCTGACATACATACGTCTCTGACATGGGCTGATAACGCATCACGTCCAGTGCAAGATCGCCATACTTTTGACTTTTAAGCATAATTTCCGTAATTTCCATAATGTATCTCCTTAGATTAAGCGGCAGTCGCCAGTTCGACTGCCTTGTTTGCTGCAACAACCTTACGTGCTGCGTTTTGACCAAACCACTGAGAGTGGAGGCGGTTATCTTTGTTCCGACCTTGTACGTGATCGGTAACAAAGGTTACTGAGTTGAAGGCCTGCCACCAAGTACCTTGTGCAAATTCTGCACCTGGCTGGGTATCAAGAACATCAAAGCAGAGTTTAGCATTGCGAGAAAGATCCTCGTAAGCTTTAACTTCTTTTGGCATTTCTGTGCGAGAAGTATTTGGGAATACTGAATTATAGTATTCGATAAGTGACTCGGCAGAGGTTTTACGTGAACCAAGGAACTGAGCCATTTCTTTGTACTTAGCAAATTTCTCGTGAGCGATGCCAAGTGTTTCTTTTACCATATCTGGATTAAACTCAGTACGGTGAGAAAGACGTACACTATTTTTAGATTCGGCTTCCAGTGACATAGTCAATGTATTGTTGCAAACCACACGGATTGGTGTGAAGCGAACATCGATTGATTTGCCATACTTATGAGGGTTACTAAAGAGCAAGTAAGAATCGATAGTATCCTCGCCGAATACGTCGAATGATTCCTTGACCTTTGCCAGTGCCCAAACATATTCACCATCACGTAATGAACCTGCTGTGTGCATTTCCATATCACCAGCAAGAACAAATTCTGAAAAGAATTCGAAGGCGGTTTCGTTTTGGACTGGGTTCCAGTTTTCACCGATGTTGGTGAGGATGCGACCGTCTGAACCACGGATAAGTGATTTTTGACCGGTGGGCATTTTTTCGCCATTGAATTCTACGAATGACTCGACTGCGTGAACTTCCCAATCCACTCCAGCTTTTTTCATCATTTGAATTGGTGTAAGATCGTTAGAGACCTTTTCACCAAGACCGTGCCAAGGTAGTTCGCCAGCGTATGCCATAGTTTCAACCATATGTGCCATAATATATTCTCCTATTTGATAGATACTATCTTGTCGTATTTCGATTCATTTGTAAACCCCCTAATTCAAATAATTACGACATTTTTTTAATTTATTTGAAATAAATTTAGGGTCGTTTATTTGACGGTTGAGGGGCGATGGATGGGGTAAGGTAAAGTGATCCACACCAAGTTTAGTTAGTACCTTAGAGACTAAACCACCTAATGCTATTACTTTATCGTGCCCGCTTACGCACGCGAGTACGTGCTCGCGGTCGAGGGTGCGCTTGTCCCAGTGTGGATCGTGGGATAGATTGGTAAAGGCTACAATGCCCACATCCAATTCATCAATCCAATCCTGTAGACGATACCAGGCACAGCCTTTACGGTACTGTGCCTTAGTAGGATTTATTCCAATGATTATACTAGGCATTGTACTTGTAGTGGCCTTTAAATGCCGAACCAATAACTCCATCTCCAGATCCGGCTAGTTCTAACATCCAAAGTATCCGAGACACCTCGGCTGAATTAGGGGCTTCGTTGATGTCTTTAGTCAAGCGGAACATTTTAGTCCTCTTGACCTTAAGCTGTTTTAAATACTCTAATCCAAGCTCTTTTGCTTCTGCCAGAGGAAGATTTTCAATACCACGAATATTCATATTACCACTCCTTATAGTAACCCATCTCTTCATTATAGTCATACCCAGCGCGATAGGCTTCAAGTTCATCTGCGCTCATTTCACCTTCATCTACCCGATTACTTTGATAAGTTGCGCTGCAAAAAAAGTGAGGATTAAACCCACGACGATAATACGAATCAGCAGATCCGCGATCCCAAGGACCTCCATGGCGGTCATCGTATTTTTTTCCATTATATGTAACTCCCATTATACCATTTCCTCGTATTCTACTACGGCTTCGATTTCTTTGATAAGTTTCTTACCATAAGGGGTGAATAGGATACCTTGTTCCCAAACAAAATGTTCTACGTCTTGAATGTGATAGAACTTTTCAGGACCAATAATCCATCTGATAGCGGTGAGGCGATCGATAGCACCAAGACCCATTACGTCTTTGATCCGAGCCTCGAACTTTTCGATACACTCTTTTTCGAAGAGCTTTTCAGCTTTAGTATTCTCTTCGAGTTGGTAGCAAAGTTCGTCCCACATCTGCTGTTTAACTTCGTCGCATTCGTGATAGAAACTAGAAAGGTGACCGCCGTCTCTGGCGGGGTCACGAGTTCCATAAACATCTTTTACGAGGTCTGAGAAAACATCATTCGAACCGAAAGTGTACATTGTATTATCTCCTTTGATAATACTAATATAATGTATTTCAGTTCAAATGTAAATCCCCTCCCCCCTGACTTTTTTCATTTTTTTCGAATTTTTTTATTCTTTTTTCCAGATAGTCCAAGCACCATAGGCAATAGCTATTCCTGCGGCTATCTTAGCGAGTGGGGCTAGAAACAAAGTCATAAGACCTAAAGCTACCAAGGCAGCCCCATCCCATGAGGTTCTTTCCTTCATTCTACTTTTTACCCAATCCATTTTCGATTTCCTCCAATCGTTTTTCTATGCTGTCTATTTTACTGGTTACCTTGGGATAGCGTTTACGCCAGGCATCAGGATCATCCTGTAACCAGTCCCAACCAAACCTATCCACAAGATAATCCAATAGCTTGTCAAATTTAGACATAAGCCATAAAGCAGCGTGGGTATTTCTAAACCATGCCAAAAATGCTGCACCCACTAGAGATCCAGCAATGGCTGTATAGATCCATAATGTGTCACCGAACATTCTTGATAGCACTTCCATTAGATTCCTCCGTATGTACTCATAATAGCTGGACCAAACAAACTCATGACCCACATAAGAACTGCGATACTGAATATACCAATCAGTAGCCATTTCATTTTAAAGTCATCCACCTTCATTTGTAGTCCGAGCACTTCGTTCCCTAAAATTCGGATTGCAAGCTCAAACTTACCTTCCGGATGATCCACCGCTTCGATCATTTTTTGTTTTTCTTCAGCCATTTTCTTTCTCCAAATATTTGATATAATTCGACATGCCATGATCTCTCGCTCCATCAAAGGGTTGTCTTTTTTTCCATGCTGCCAGACGACCACGCCAACCATCTTTAAATCTTTGCCAACTTGTCATCTTCCTAATGTTTCCATAGAAGTTTATATAGCGCAACTCCCCATGATGTCTATATCCCATCCATTTAAACGGAACCTTAGGAACTATATCATTGTTATTTACATGTCTATAATGTGGGGCTTTAATTGATTTCACCCATTCAGCATTTCCTGCTCTTGGTGAGCCGTATGTGTATAGACCAGTAACTTTATCACCCAACCTGCTTGCTGCGATAGTAGCCATTGCACCACCCAGAGAATGACCACAGATATACAAATGGTAACACTTCTGGGCTTCCATGACCTCTAGAATGTTGTGCCAAATTTTATTAACTTCTTCTTGGAATCCATTGTGGACTTTACCATGGCCATTGTGTGCTGCATCAGGCCAGGCATTTAGATCTGCTTTAATATCAGAAAATTCGTCTGGCTCTGTGCCTCTAAAACATATAGCCATTTCCTTATCGTCCCAAATTACATGACACTGCGCACCTTTCACTTCGATGAACTTGTGACCTTTCCATCCCATTTTCTTATAAAGCTTTTTGGCTTCTTTCCCATCCAAATAAGCAATGCCGGCCAACTGCGACATTTCATAACATCTCTCAATAGACATAATACCTCCTAGTCATTAAGTGGATTGTCTAAAGCCTCTTCAATTGTTTTCTTGATTTCGGTTTCAAGATCATCCATTTTAAATTCTAGATCAGCGGTCGTCTCTTTCATAACGTCACGTGTATCTTTTTCAGATTCTCTCATAGTCATTTCCACCTCCCTTAAGGTAGCGGAAGTTTCTGATCTAATTTCGCCCATAGTATCTCTGATCTTTTCAAGCTCTAGTTTTAGGTTGTTCGACATTACCTCTAGTTCGTCTTGAGCTTCTTTTAGATCAGCCGCGGCTTCAGCCAATTGTTGTTTTGTTTTATTCTCAAATTTATCTATAGTATTTTCGGTCTTAATTTCAAATGATTCGATTGAATCCTTTGTCTTATCAACTGATTCATCTACCTTAGCATCTAAACGATCAAGGGTACCTTCCATCTTCAGCAGGTCGTCCTTTAGATCGTTTTTAATATCTCTGGTATACGTTATTGCTTCATCAATCCGTAGCATAGACTCATCTAGCTTTTGTATCACTAAAGCATTCTCTGCAGCTATAGCATCGATGTCAATCTCTTGTATAATCTCTTTCATATCCATGTAGTCTTTGTAGAACTCAAAGCCGGCCCAAGCTGCACCGCCTAACGTGGATAATGCCGTCAGAACGGCAAACATTTTTCCGCCCCTGAATGTTGTGCCAGCAAATTCAAATTCTGCCATTTATCTTTCTCCTAATGGTATTTCTATTCCTGCTACTATACCCTTTAACTTATAATCTTCTATCCCCGGCATAGCAAAAAAGTTACCAGCTTTAAATCTAGCCATTGGAACTATGTGGGCTGAAGTGTATCCCGTCATAAATCCCAATTCAATGTTATCATTTAGATCCCAACTTAAATAATTACCTATTTTCTTTTCACTATTTACAAGTAATCCGTAATTATAACGACCTCGCTCACATGTGGCATATGGATGAATCATATTATAGCCGTCATCCATATTCAAATGGAGTGACAGCGCCAACCCTAAAAGACAGTTCATCTATTGTCGTATTGCATCCTTACTAGTGCGTTATGTTTTTCGTCACTTGCCCCGTTAAAGAATCTTGAATTTGGGTTATCATGATTTTTTTGGTTTGGGTAAATCTCCTTTGGTTTATAAAAATCTGCGTCAGCCATTTGAAGTTGTTGGTATTGGCTGAATAATGGGTTATATCCTAAAAGTGCGGATCGTGCATCTTCATCATCACTGCCTTCAAATGCCTTTGCTACCAGCTCGGCTTCTTCCATAGTACTCATAGGTTCAGCAATTTCTTCTTTTGGTTCTGGTAGTTTAAGTTCGAATGTAGGAGATGTTACTTGACTTATAATATTATTTAAAATATCATTTGCGGTTTCTACATTTACATCATCCACAATTATTTCTAACTGCAAAACATTCTCTTCTAAATTTAAAGCTGCAAATTGTTGTTGTGAAACATTAGAAGCAATTGACTGTACGTTCTCTATTAATTGCTCCTCCATTTCAAAGGATAGTTCAGCAGACTCTTGGGCCTGCTCCATTACAAAACTAGTGGATTGTTGGTCTGATTGAATAGATGATGTTGTAGCACTGCTTATGGCATTATTGGCCGCGGCAGCAGCGTCAGCAACAGCGCCTCTAGCCACATCCAACGGATTAATCCGTACCCTTGGGCTCGTTCCAGTTTCCGCCACAGTGTCATTTAATATATCTGGTTCAAGATCGCCAGCAACTTCTATGGGCTCTTCCAACACTTCTTCAATGGCATCTTCTATTACCTCTACTACTGGTTCTGGTCCTGGTTGAGATTCTTCAATAACTTTCTCAGTACGTGGAGTTTCATTAACTTCTTCAATTGTTCCTGTGTCATTTGTCATCTCCGCCATTGCTAGTTGTTCGGCCAACATGGCCTCTTGTTGTTCTTGTAGTGCCGTAGCATATCCAGGGCATCTAGCATCATTCAAAGGATCACTACAATCCAATGGTTCTTTATAAACAAAGATGGAATAGATACCAGCTTCTCTAAACTCTGGACCCCAGTAGCCAGCCCAGTAACCAGCATCTTTACCCTCAACTTCTAGCGTAAGTGTATCAACTTTATCGCCCATTAAAAAAGGATCATACCACTGCATTCCATTTTTTTGTTCCCAGTCACTTATTGAATATGAGTAATCCCACTCTCTTTCATCAAGGACATTTCCATCATTATCTTTGACAATGACTCTTACATATAATGGGTCTTGATTATTGGCTTGATTTGCACTTGTATCATTAGCATTGTAATTTTTAACTTTCCATTGCCATAAGTATCCAACAACTTGAACACCAGCAACTTTTAAAGCATCATTTATAATGTCTTGTGTTTGAGAAACTATTGTATTATTAAATCCGAAACGAATAGCTCCATCACCATTAGTACCTATATTAGCACATGAACCACCAGACGTTCCACCCCAAGATCCATCTCCGCCATTAGAAGCTGAAGGATCTAAACATCCAGTTGTGGCTGTCCAAGAGTCTATAGAGTAAGTTGTATTTTCACTTTCAAACCATCCCGTTCCTAAAAACCCACCGTCTCCAGTCGTAGTTGCAGTAACATTATTATCAATCAGCTGTTCCATATATGTGCGTTCATTATATTCCAACAGATCATCAGGATTCGATGGAGCAGCATACAGCGTTCCCATATCAATATCTTGTTGGGTTAGGTCCTGCGCGCTAGAGTATTGCGAGAAGAGCCAAGAGCATACCAAGACCGATGAAAGTGTTTGCTTTAGCATGGGGTGTAGTTTCTTCTGTTTGTGGAATAGGTTTTTCTTCTGGGAATTCATCCCATAGTGCCTGTGCTTGGTCTCCTATAGTACCATCAAATGGGCAAGGGGTGCCAGCCATTCTCATAGCGTTGAATACCGCTGCATCTTGACACATTAAAGCTACCGCAGCAACCTTCATACCCATATTATAAAGAGCTTTAGAGTTCTTTAGTCTCTCACAGTTTATATCTCTTATGTGCCCACCACCGCTCATCCCAAGTATTTGGGTTTGCACAGAACTAGACCATGTCACTGTACAGTTGTCATTACCACCTGACATAATGGTAGGTGCTATTGCTGATGGCGGTGGGGATTCAATCTTTTGAGTAACGTCTGATGTAGATGTATTTTGATTTACATTGGCATTAGTATTGCTAGACGTACTACTCATGGTAGTATTACTAGTGTTATTGTTTGTATTAACATTAGTATTTGTATTGGTGTTTGTACTAGTATTCGTATTGGTATTGGTATTTGTACTAGTATTTGTGTTGGTGTTATCCGTAGTCACACTAGATGTATTATCAGAAGTGCTATTGACCGTGCTAGTGGTAGTGTTATCTATAGTCGAAGTATTCGTATTAGTATTTGTACTAGTATTAGTATTTGTATTATTTGTCGTACTAGTATTCGTATTCGTGTTTGTCGAAGTGGTTGTACTATCTACAGTACTAGTATTCGTGTTTGTATTAGTATTTGTATTTGTACTAGTGATCGTCGTATCATTAGTATTCGTATTATCAGTAGTTACAGTGCTAGTTGTGGTTGTAGTACTATCATTGTTTGTTTCTACATAGCTAGTACTATCAAAATTACCATCTGCGTCATTAGCGACTTGGGCCTGAACAACAGATGATGCCATAACGAAGAGAACTGCGGACAGAAGTCTCTTCATAATATTTTTCCCTTATGAATTATTAGTCTTTCGTATTTATACAAAAATTTTTTAGAAACTTTGTTTATCTACTTTTGGGGGCTCCCAGGGCTGGGGATCGGTCCAGGGTTGGAAGTTCCCTGCAGGGGAAAGTAAACATATCATACCATCGGGAAACTGAATTGTAATAGAAGCGTTTTTGGTTTCCATATTCCACCAAACAGCAACTGCACCTCTAAAATACCTATTGCTAGAATATTCCTTAACAGCTCCGTTACCTACAAACATTAATCTTTCGTCACTATTCTTTTGAATGTCGAATACAATGGGGAAATAATCACAAGGTGCGTGGATTAAAACACCCTTCCCGCCCGGTTGAGTTTCAGGTTCGGGTAATTCAGGCTTAGCAGGAGGCTCTAATTGTTGAGCACTTAATGCTGTTCCAGCAAAAATAAAACATGCTAGAAATATTGCAGTTCTTATAATACTATATCTTCCATACATTATATTCTCCTCTATAAAAAATAGGGAGCTAACCGTGGCTCCCTGCGTGTCTATTACGTGACAACCCGATAATAATATTTATGATAATATTAGAAGGAGAATGTAAGACCTACGCTGGGCTTAAATTCTTCTGCATCAAAATTATAATTGGCGCCAGCGCTTACTTCTGCTCCGCCAAGATTATAAACATATTCACCACCTATGTTTTGTAGTGTTTCATCAGTATCACCATTCAAGTAAGCTGTTGCACCCATAATTGACGCAGTTGTTTCGAAGCCAAGTTTCTCTGCATCAATATCATATGAAAGTGCCCCACCAACTCCTAAACCAGCTGCTTCGAACCCGTTAACACCTGCACCAAGTACAGTGTTTTCGGTATCAAAGTTGTAGTCCAGAGCTGCAGTAACATCCATGCCCATTACACCGAGTGTGTAAGAACCTTGCAAATTGCTAAGATCTGTCAGATCGGTACCCCAATCAGTAAATCCTACCGCTACTGATGCACCAGCTACTTCCACTTTCACTGACTCTGCCATGGCAGGTTTAGCCAGTGTCTGGTTTCCTTCTGCATCGGGCATAAGCCCGTTGTCGTCACCAATAGAAAGACCGATACCAGCAACTGATGTGCCTACGGTCCAGTTATCTAGTACAACGGCATTGCCATCTGTTGCACTAAAGTCTAGGTCTATGTTAGCCAAACCTGCAGCATCGATGCCAAGGTCTAGACCCATAGATCCGGCCATGTCGCCGGCTGCAGTTTCTGCTAAAGTTATACCGACTTCGCCAGAAATAGTTGGCCCTGCACTGGCCGTTGTGTCTTCAGCAAATGCTACGCCGGCGAACGATGTAGCGATTGCGGATGTGATAAGTAACTTTTTCATTATTATTTCCTATTATTACTTTTTGTTCCAAATCTCATATAGAACCCAAACTGCGATCAAACCAACTAGTCCTTGAGCGCCTAACATCGCGATGATACCGCTAACATTAGTAATTACGCTAGCTGTTGGGAGAAACGGAATTGCACCAAGTCCCAAGACTTCTAGTACAATCATAAGAGCTGCGATACTAATACCGACTTCTGCTAGTGCCCCTGCCCATGTTTTTACTTTGTTTAGAATTTCCATAATTGTTATTCCTTTATTTGTTATTCGCCACACTTCTGTTGCTAGGCAGTGGCCGCCCCCTGTGATTATGCTGCTAGAGCAAATCCAGATGGTGCAAAATTATCGTTTGCATTTGTGTTTTGTAAACTGGACTACATGTCGATCCTATTTCAGCCCCATCAAAAACACACCTTCTTGGCCCGACTAAGGGTTGTGTGCTGCACCACACCTATTGTGCAGATAGGCGAAGTGTGTTTTTGGTGGAGCTGCTGGGTACCGCCCCCAGGTCCATATAACCTTTATAACGTCTACTTCTTTATTTAATCACATATCCGAGAAATTGTAAATACCATAAAACTATATTTTTACTTCGTGACATAATTATCACTTTCCAATTCTCGTCGTATGCTATGGTGATATTCTTATACTTCTTTATCGTGTACGTAGAGCTGGATGAGGGCATAGTGTAATACCTTCATTAAGTCTTTTCTAGCGTCTGCAGAAGAACCCTTCTTACCGTACCGCTGTGCGTACTTGAGGACATTGCCAATACAGAAACCCGTGCCATGTCCACCATCAACAATAAATTCAGTAGCTTGGAATTTTTCTTTTGCATAGTGCTGACCATATGTGCTATCGACGTACTCCTTAAATTCTTTGATTAGTTCTGCTTCATTGAATTTATAATCAATATTTGGAACGAGAGTAAACGTATATTCGGTATCTTCATAACCCTCTTTGGGCCAATCCTTATAATCCTCAAAATCTGATGAGTCAATCATCAAGGTTGATGTATCGATTGTGACGACGTTTTTTTCTTTTGCCATATCCAAGTCTCCTCATTATTTCCATACGTTTTTCATGGTCGTATGAAATCCATTCTGTTATCTCATCTATCGTTCTGCCACACCCAATGCATGTCCTATTCGGACCAATCTTACAGACTTGAATGCATGGTGTAACATATAAATCCTTATTCATAGAATAGGTGCGAACCTATTACCCGAACCAGTTTCATTTCCTTCGCCCAAGCTGGATTAACCCAATTAGCATGGTAATGATTTGCCCCAAACGATGGATCCTCTACATTTCCTATCATAACGTCTCGTGCTATAACCTGGGCCTTTTCCCAAGCCTTTTCATCAGTCGGAGTATGATCCTTAATCATGTGGGTCCAACTGAATTGTTTATCCTGATATACCACACCGCAAATAGTATCTGGCCAACGTTGATCTTTGGCTCGGTTAGCAGTGACCTGCGCTACTGCTATTTGGCCCTCTGAGACTTCACCACGTGCTTCATGGTAAATATTAAGAGCCATACATTTATGTTGTTCCGGATCTATATCCGGACGAAGTGCTAGTGCTGTCGCAAATAATCCTGCTGCTATTCCCATGGTAATTAACCCGCTCGCTGTGTTTATTATCTTACGTTTCATGGTTATTTAGCCTTATATTCACGAGAATACTACACTATTTTTAGGGAGTTGTAAACCCCCTTTTTTCATTTTATAGGAAAAAAATTAAATAATATTATTTTCATTCGCTGTTATCACCTGGCATTTTAAGAGGACGGTTTAAGAAGTCGTGTCTAGGATCTTGACCATCGATGCCACCTTTCATATATGCACCAAAGAAGGAAGCATAGTTAATAAGGTCGACGATAGAATCTTCTAATGACTCGAAGTTTGGTTCATAATCAGGATCTAATTCCATAGACTCCATAACAGACTGCAGGCGAAGCATCTTGCCAGTCATAATGTCCAGGATAGTAGCACATCCACGTGGATAGTACATAGCTTGTCGAACACGTGACTTTGGATTCTGGTAATCGTTACCTTTTTGGTTCTGGATCTCTGCAGCACGCTGTAATATTTTCAATGACTCTTTCATATTAATCCCCAACAGCTAATGAGAAGTTGCCGTGGTTGTCATTATGGTTTGGTCCAACCCAATCATCCGGTTTAATCAGATCCGGTAAGCCGAATGGATTAGGGCGGCCAGGTTTTACACCAGGCGATTTTTTCATATTAGCTATCCAGATCTCATTCCAAGCCTTCCATGCATCTACACCGAATACGTCTAGTGTACCAATAGCAAAGACACATAGATCGATTAGTCCATCTACAATCTCTTCGGGATCTTTGTTATCAATAGCCTCACGGGTTTCATCCAGCTCTTCCTCTACCATATTAAGGCGGAAGCGGAGATAAGTCTGCATTAGTTCTTTATCGTGTTTATTCTTTTCAAACCACTCGTGCACGCCGAACTTATCGTGCATTTTGTTAATATCTGCTACCCAATTTTCTGACATGGATTACCTTTCTTAATTTCATATAACACATTATAATAGAATTATCTAACATTGTAAACACTAAAGTAGCGTTCCATCATACTGGGGGTCGATTTTTTTAATCCCTAAAGCCCAGTTTTCCGCTGCATCCTCTACATATCTCAAAGACTTCCCGATGAAATCTTCTTTGTGAAACCACTTAGCGGAATCCTTTTTATAATATTTAAGATAAAAGTATTCCTCTTTATAGTCCACGTGTATTTCACAGTATTCTGATTTATCATCCTTATAGAAGGTAGACAGCTTTTTTCCCATTTATTCCTCCTTCATGAAGTTTACCATTTTTGGATAGATTTTAGATATAGCTCGAGCTACCTCCCTCGCCAATTCCATATGTTCTTTCTGGGTTCCATTTGCCGAACGTAGCTCGACATAATGTATCCAGGAGCGAATAGTACCATTAACATAGAGCCTACTAACTGTATTACCTTCAGGCAAAACTGCCCTAGCTTGTTCTTTTGCGATTCCATTTTCTATTGCCCAATTATATGCAGCTTTTGCTGTGTTGATCACACCTTGCTGATACCCTTTCCACATTTGCTGAAGTTCAATATTTTCATTATCAATACTATTCTGTCGATTCTTTGGATCTTGTAAGCGAGCATCTCTTATAACAAAATCATCATCAAGATCACGAATATCAGCATACCGCTGAGAAAACTCTTGAAATGAAAACGATCTGTGCCGGAGGAGCTGTCTTGCGATGTCTCTTGTGGTTTCGACTTCAATACAGGCTGATGCCATTTCGAAGGGTGACCAGTGTTTGTGCTTGATGAGGTAGTCGAGTAGCTTTGTCGTTGTTTTGGTGTTAGCCTGGTTCGACGGGTTGGAGACACGGGCACAATACGCGACGAGGTCTTGGATGTTATCCAATCCCTTGTAAGCCGCTTCGCCTGCGTGGATACGACCGCCGGGTTGGCTATAGGAGATAAGCTTTGCATGCATATACTTATGATACCTCTTTCAATTTTTTATATCGAGATTGGGGAGAAACCTTAACTTTTATAAACGGTTTATTAGTCTGTTCCTTATTTGGATTGGCAATAGTATAGACTACGGTCCTGCCTTTATCTAATGCCCGTTGCTTATTTAACATTTTTTCCAGAGGCGTTACGCCTATCCCAGCTGTCTTCATTGATGATCTAGCCATTATAATTTAAACTCCTTAAATCGTTCATTCATTTCTGTTTTATCAAATGTAGGCGTATCGTCTACTAAGTCACTGGATCCTTCTGAATCGAATAATCGCATTTTAGACCGATCTACACCCACTAAGAATCTCTTATTAATGTTTGGATCATTATATCTATTCTTTAATTGTTTTACCATAATCTGATTATCTTTAGAAAGCTCATCATTTGATATTAGGGCAAACATTAAGTCCGCCGTTGCGGGTAATCCAAAAGATTCGGACGTATCTTCAAGCCCAACATCCGAGTTAGAATAACCCGAACGCGTCGTCTGCGTTGCAGAGATAATCGGAACGTTGAACTCGACTGCAAGGCCGCGGATCTCTTCGGCAATAGCTTTAATATATGAGTAAGAATTAATAGATCCTCCCATCCCTTTCATACGTGCGGATGCACATATATTTAAATAGTCTATGAAAATAATATCAGGTATAAAGTTCTTTTTTAGCTTTAGCTCATTAAGCAAAGCACGAAAATGATTGGTGTGGGCCTGACCTGTTGGGTATTCCTTTATAATTAATTTACCATTAGTCTTGGCAGCAATCTGTGAAACTTTATTGACTAACATATCCTTAGATAGGGTTTCCAGCTGGTCAATAGGTACATCCAAAAGATTTGCATCGATACGTTCCGCGATCCGTTCTTCGCTCATTTCCATTGTAATATATAAGACGTTCTTACCATCGTTTAAAGCCGCGGCACTGACGTGACACATAAAAAGAGATTTACCCACGCCCGTACCCGCGAGAGCGATGTTAAGCGTCTTATTAAGTAGTCCGCCCTTAGTAATTTTATTAAAGTAGTCAAGATCAAACGGGATTCGGGGTGAGTCCTCATGGTAGAAGTCATATCGGTCAGCTACGTTCTCAATATAATCGTGACCGATATTCGTATCAAAAGAAACAGCCAGTGCCTTTGTAAGTATATCAGGTAAAGAGTTTTTAGTTAGCGTACTATGTTTGCCGTCGATGATACTTATACTCTCCATAATGGCATTGTACACAGCACGATCCTGACACCACTTCTCGGTAGTATCAAAGAGCCATTTATCATCAATAGCTTCTACTGCAAATATGTTTGGAATAATCTCTACAGCATGTTGATATTGTTCGTCATTAAATTTATCAGACTGGTCTACCTCGATTTTAAAAGATTCCTGTGTAGGCAATCTATTATATTTGGCGACGTACTTAGCAACCTCTTTAAATAGCTGCCTATAAACACCATCGAAATATTCAGGCTTTATAAACGGTAAAACCTTACGCATGAACTTCTCGTTAGTAAGCACATTGCGCAGGACTGTTTGCTCTATGTTAGCGTTCATCGCTTTCCTTTATTGAATTTTCTATTATGCCTAATAGTATCGAACCTGCGGTGAGTTGTAAATCCACATTATCAGAAGAATCACCAACAGGGGAATAATCCACCGAAAAGTCAAAATTTAAATGCTCGCCGTCTTCGGCCACCTTTATTGCACCAAAACTAATAACAGTTTCAACAAATTCTCCGGTTAGGATTCGGATATTCCAGTGATCGTCTCTGTCGGAGTTAGGGACTAATTCATAATCTATATTCTCTTTCATTTAGTGTAACACTTCACTAGGGTTAAAAGTTTTTACTTCAACCCTTAAATCAAACATAGTTTTTACCATTTTATTATAATCTTCTTCAGATAAAGAAGTTCTATAAAGTGACATACCAATAGTAGACATAACAGCAGCAACCATCATGGCATCAACTTTTTCTTCTAAGAGATTATTGGCTAAATCTATAAATTTATTATATGTAAACTTAAATTGTTCTTCTTCGTACATTCTTATACCTCTTCCACAATTGTGTCCATATCTATCGGTGCTTGGTAGCCAATACTATACTGCTTTTTTAGAAAATCTTTAAAATCAGTTTCAGCGAAGATTGGATCCCAGAATTCTTTTTCTAAAGTTTGTTCATACCGGACTTTCGAGCCGATCTCTCCAGTTTCTCTATCAACTGCAGCGTACCAACCGTTAGAAGGTTTATTAACATAACCACCGGCAAGAGCACAATCGAGTAAACCAGAAAAATTACGTACACCACCGTCCCAACTGACAGTGATAGGAATCTTAGACTTTTCTTTAACATATCGCGATTTCTCCACATTAATTACGAAGTGATAC